AGCGTGGAGAGCCCTGGGTTGATGTTCTCAGCATGGAGGTGGATCCCAACAATCTGCATCAAGGTGCGTTTGAGCTAGACTGGAATGAAAAGTTTGTGGCCAATCTAGTAAGAGCAGGCTATCAAATGAAACCCGATGACAAAGACTCAGACATAGTAGATCGGTGGTTCCAGGCAGTATGCAGAAACGTGGTTTTGGAAACATGGGAACAAGAACAGGCCATGAACCCCAACAGAATCATACGTAGCAAGGATATTGGAGAAGGAAGATCAGAAGTATCATGATATTCAACAAAATCAAACAACTCAGAGAACAAGGCAAAACCATTGGTATTACATTCAGTACCTTTGATTTATTACATGCCGGGCATATTGCCATGCTCAGCGAAGCCAAGAATCATTGCGACTACTTGATTGCAGGACTTCAAACCGATCCCACCATTGACCGTCCTGATACCAAAAACAAACCTATACAAAGTATTGTAGAACGTCAGATTCAATTGAGTGCCTGTCGTTATGTGGATGAAGTTGTGGTGTATCAAACCGAGCAAGACTTGATTGATCTGTTGTTGATTCTACCATTGAATGTTCGTGTGTTAGGTGTTGAATACGAAGGCAAACAATTTACCGGCGACGATGCCTGTTACAAACGTGGAATTGAAATAATATTCAACGGACGTGACCACAGTTTCTCCAGTACCAATTTACGTAAACGTGTGGCCGAAGCAGAAACTTTTAAAAACTCAAATAAAAAATGATCCTATATGTCAACGGCGATAGTCATACTGCAGCAGCCGAAGCAGTGAATACTCATGCGTTTGCCGAAGACGATCAACAGTATTTCTATATGGGTCGTGCTCCACACCCAGAAAATCTTGCAGTGAGCTGGGGCAAATTATTGAGCATGAGCCTGCAGTGTGGTTTGCATTGTGATGCCGAAAGTGCCAGTTCCAATGCTAGAATTATGAGAACCACAAGAAAGTGGTTAGCCGAAAGACAAAGCAGCAATGATCAAATTCTTGTGATAATACAGTGGAGTACCTGGGAACGTGAAGAATGGTTGATTGATGGCACTTACTATCAGGTCAATGCTTCAGGCAAGGATCAGGTTCCTGAACAGTTCCAGCAATACTATAAAGAATACATTGCTGGTATCAACTGGCAACAGCGAACAGAATCAGCACATGAAGAAATTTGGAATTTTCACAAAGAGCTAGAATCTCAAGGAATAAAACATGTGTTCTTCAATGGCAATAATGATTTCAGTAAAATTCCAGATTCTGATCAACGAGCCTGGAACATGTGTTATGTTGCGCCCTATGATCCCACAATGACCTTTGATTCTATTAATCGTAAACAAGGATTTGAAACAGTTGCACCAGGATCATGGCATTTTGGAAGAGATGCTCATAGTTTCTTCCATCGTTATCTATTGAAATATATTTTAATCAATAAATTAGTTGCATGAAAATTTTGCTATTTTGCTATTTTAATGGCTCAGGTGGCAAGTTCATTGCCAACTGTTTGTCATACAGCAAACAAGTTGCATTTCCTAACTATGAAAAATTATCAGCAATTCAAGCAGACGATAGTTTAAAATTGTTAGAAAAATCTTTGTTAGATACTATACCAGACAAATCAAATGCTCGACAGTGGTTGCAGTTGGAACAAGGATGCATACAATTGTTTGGTGAAGCCATAACCCATGTAAGAACAGGCAAGGATGTTGCAGGTGCAGAGATCAATAATTTTGATCAATTTGATGCTATGTGGTTGCCATTGATGTGCCACAACCAACAAGAGTTAGAAAATTACAAAGCTTTTTTTGTTGATGCTGAAATCTTCACTGTGTTGGTAGACGGTGATCCAAAATTTATTGATTTGGCCATAAGGAAAAAATGGCCCAATGATCATCATTGCATTGACCTAGATGCATACAAATTGTTCAAAGAAGAGATGGTATCAGTGGACTTTGATTTTTGCTTTCCTAATTGGAATCCATTGATTTTGGAAAATCACAACATGATAAAACATTTGGCTTGCAACATTGGAATTAAGTTCGATATCAATTTGTCCAATAATTATATCAAAAAATATGTTGATTTTCATTTATAAAACTTTTAAAACATGAAAATTTTGCTATTTTATTACTACCCTGGTGCAGGTGGTAAATTCATTGCAAACTGTTTGGCCTCTAGTAAAAAAGTTGCCTTGCAAGACTACGCTCAAGCACAGTTAGTATTAGGAGACAAGTCATTGTCTACGTTAACAGACATCCTGCTGGCTACAGTTCCAGATAAAAGTCCTAGTGCTACCAGATGGAGCAAGTTGGAAAAAGGATGCAAACAGTTGTTTGGTTCCAACATTAATAATGTCAAACAGAATCAACCAGTTGATCCAGTTACATGGAATCCAATGAATGTATTTGATGATTGTTGGTTGCCCGTTATCACACACTGGCCAGACCATTATGCCAATTGTAAAGATTTTTTCCGCAACGATACAGTATACACAGTTAAACTTAACGCTACCACAGAATTTTTAAAGCTCAATGAATCTTTAAAATATATCAAGTTGCCTCGCATTGGACGTCAAATTGACAACTATGAAGATTTTGAACAAAATTCTCTCAATTTGGAATTCAATCATGTAATTGATAATTGGGACCCAAGACTTCCAGAAAATCTTTCCCAGATTGCCAATTTAGCCCAAAAACTTGGCATTGATTCGTTTGATTTGAACAGTATAAAACCTTACATAGATAGATATATTAATTTTCATATTTGTTGACACATATTCAATTTTGTGTTATAATTCTAACATGAAATACGTATTAATTGACACTGCCAACATGTTTTTCCGTGCCAGACATGGCGCTTTTAGAGCCAGTGATCCCTGGGAAAAACTGGGCTTTGCCCTGCACATTACACTGATGGCTGCCAACAAAGTGGCCCGACGTTTTGAAGCAGATCATGTGGTATTTGCTTTGGAGGGGCGAAGCTGGCGCAAAGACGTCTACAAACCCTACAAGGCCAATCGTGCAGTAGCCAGAGCAGCACTGACCGAAGCAGAAGCAGAAGAAGATAAAATGTTCTGGGAAGGCTATGATGAGCTGACTAAATATTTGAGCACCAGAACCAATTGCAGTGTTATTCGTCATCCACAAGCTGAAGCTGACGATATCATTGCTCGCTGGATTGCCTTACACCCCCAGGATCAACATATTATTATTTCCAGCGACACAGATTTTGTGCAATTGGTCAGCCCCAATGTCACGCAATACAATGGTATCACTGATGAGCTGATAACTTTAGAAGGAATCTTTGATGCCAAAGGTAAGCATGTCATTGATAAGAAAACTAAACAAGCAAAAACCAGTCCGGATCCGGCGTGGTTGTTATTCGAGAAGTGTATGCGTGGAGATAGCTCAGACAATGTATTCAGTGCGTATCCTGGAGTTCGTGAAAAAGGCACAAAGAATAAAATTGGTCTCCGCGAGGCCTTTGCTGACCGAGAACGACAAGGATACAATTGGAACAACATGATGCTGCAACGTTGGATGGACCCAGATGGTGTGGAACATCGTGTGCTAGATGATTACGAACGCAATCGTATGTTGATTGATCTCACTGCACAGCCTGATGAAATCAAACAACAGGTCGATGCTGCAATCCGTGAACAGATCTCTCACCGAGACGTAGGACAGGTGGGCGTGAGGTTCATGCAGTTTTGTGGCAAGTATGAGTTGAACAAGTGCAGTGACGCTGCAGACCAATTTGGTCGTTGGATGAATGAAACATACAAAGGAGTGCTTGACCATGCTAGTAGCCAAACCGGTAATTGAAAATGAATTTTGGATTCTACAACAGGATGATCGCAAGATCGGCAATGTAGAAGCCTGTGCAGATGGTTACCAGGTGCGTATCAACAATCAGATTGCACAATACAAGACCATCAACATGGTCAAGGAAAGATTTAAAATACGTTTTGAGCCATCGGTACCAAACAACATCAAGCCAGATGTAGGGTTGGTTCACGGATACCCTGCGGCCAGCAGAGTGCACAATCCTGTGTGGGACGTTCGCCACAGACTGCCAATCTATACCAAAACTGCCAAAAGCAAATCTTGGTTTGCAGCTGGTTGGTATTCGGTAAAGAAAGGCCGTACCTGGAAGACTGTGCAGGACCCCAAACTGATTGTGCTGGAACGTTATCCCTATCGAGGACCATTTTATACCAAGGACTTAGCCAATGACCAATCCATTTAGAGATCAAGAAAAATTCATGCGTGCCTGCGAACAGACTGTGGACGAGCACAATGAAAAACAATACAAGCTGTATTGCAATCTCATAGCCGAAGAGTTCACGGAACTCAACACTGCTATCACCCAAGGCGATCGAGTAGAACAATTAGATGCACTCATTGACATCTTGGTTGTGACCATTGGTGCCATACATTCAGGCGGCTTTGATGGCGAAGGTGCCTGGAAAGAAGTCATGGGTACCAACTTTGCCAAGATTGATCGTGTGACTAGTAAAG